ACCTTTGGTGAGATCATGACGATCCTGTGCATTGGTGGCAATGCCTACGGGTATAAGCTACGCAACGCCTCGGGTGCTATCATCGGCATGCGCTGGTATTCAGATAAGAACTTCGCCCCTGTAAACGATGGCTATGGCGACGTCGAACACTATCTATACTACGACGGTCAGGTAGCGTACACAGTACGCAAGGAAGACGTCGTTCACATTCAGGGTTTTTGGTACGATCCCGAGAAAACCCTTGGTGGTGGCAGCCCTGTGGAGTTAGCAGCGCAGTCTATCGAGGGGTATAATGAGGCAACGTCGACTGTGTTCAACATCCACAAGAACGACGCGATGCCGAAGACGATTGTTGTCTACGACGAAGAGCTTACACCTGACCAGGTAGCACTTGCGGAGCGTTCTTTCAAGCGCAAGTACGGGGGCGACCGTAGGGGCTCCGTGGGCATCATGTGGGGTGTCAAGGACGTCAAGCGCCTTGCACTTGACTGGAACGAATTGGGATTAAGTGACACATTCGGTCAATACGAGACGCGCATCTGTGGTGCTTACAAGGTGCACCCGATTATTGCGGGAACGCATATGGGGCTGTCTTCAGCCACCTACAGCAATTTCGAACAGGCAAGTAAGGACTTTACCAATATGGTGCGTGTTCCGTTCTGGAACATGATCGCTGACCAGATCAACGCACAGCTAGCTATCCCTGAATATGGCGTGCAACTTGGGTTCGACCTGTCGACAGTGCAGGCCCTGGCAGGTGAGACCATTGCCATGGAAGCGGTCTCTACGGACAACGACAGCGACGTAGACGATGATTCAAACGTTGACGATTCACCGGAGACACTAAGCCTCGGAGGTGGCGTGTCTTCGGACAAATACTTTCACAAAAACTACAGCGTTACCGTAGGCCCCGAAACAAAAGCATGGCTGCACCATCCAGACTCACAGGTCTACGCCAAAGCATACGACGACCTACTGAACAAGCAATCAGAGAAGATCGCTAAGGAGTGGGGGCGTGTGCTCGATGATCTCTACGACACCATCACGGCTGACGTTAAGGCGCTCCGCATCGAGACGAAGATAGACGATCAGTTCAGCCTCGATGTGTGGGAAAAGAACTTTATCGATGGCACCGAAGACAGCCGAACGGAGCTCACTGAAATCGTGCTGGCATTAGCACAGGAAGAGGTCGACGCTGAGGGAGAGTTCACACGGGGCCGTGAGGCTGGTATAACAGAAAGCGCCAATAAGATAGCGGACTCCGTAGGAACCATCAGAACCGACATACAGACTCTACTACGACAGAATGCCGGTGTTGGTGAGGAGGAACTGGCAAGGCTGTTAAAGGAAAAATTTTCTGACCTGAAGGTATCACGTGCCAACGCCATCGCTCGCACTACAGCCACAGCCACAACGGGCACCGTGCAGAAATCGGTTTGGGATGAATTGGGCGGTATCAGACGGTCGTGGGTGGCCTTGTCAGGGGCACGTGACGAGCACATGGCAGCACACGATCAACTCGAAGGCGAAAAGGCAGGGCCTGGGCTTTTCTTGGTAGGTGGTGAAACAACACCTTACCCAGCAGGCGATGGACTATCGGCATGGAACGCAGTAAACTGCCGATGCTTCACACGTGCACGGCAGGCCTAACTTGTGGATAATTAAACAACAGCATAACCCAAATTCGTATGGTATGGGGAACACACCATGAAAATTGAACGTAAGACTTTCGAATTTCAAGCTAAGGCAGAAGGTGACAGTGGCGTAATCGAGGCCATTGTCTCCGTGTTTAATAACGTCGACAGCTACGGCGACCGTGTCAAATACGGTTTCTTCGACGATTCGCTCAAGACTAAACTGCCCAAAGGCGTCTGGGCTCACGACTGGAAAACACCAGTAGCGAAGACATTAGAAGCCCGTGAGCTAATGCCAGGCGACGCCATGCTGCCGGATAGCTTGAAAGATCTTGGCGGGCTGTATATCAGGGGCCAATTTAACATGAATACACAGCGAGGACGTGAGACCTACTCCGACATCAAGGAGGGTATTATCGACGAGTTCTCGATTGGTTATTCGGTAGTCGAAGAAACATTTGCACAGGATGGAGCACGTGAGCTAGTCAAGGGGAAACTCTATGAATGGTCACCGGTGCTCTTCGGTGCTAACTCACAGACGGCACTTATTAGCGCTAAGGGACTCAACGATGACCTCGAAGACGTTGGAACCGACGTCGATAGACTCATTACGAGGTTGAACGAACGCGCAGAAATTAGGCAGAAGGAAGGGCGCACGCTATCGTCGGCTAACGTGGCACGCCTGACCGAATTGATGGACACACTGACCGCTGCAGTAAGCAATATCAAAATGCTTATTGACGCGGCACAACCGGTTTCCGCAAAGGCTGCCATGGAAATGGAAGCCCTGCGGGCATTAGTAAACAAGAGGAAACAATCATGAATTTGCAACAGATCAACGACGCCATCAGCGCGAAGTCTGCAGAGCTAGAAACGCTCCTTGCTAAGACAGAGCCAACGATGGACGAAGTAAAGTCTGCACAGACATTGAACGCTGAAATCGACGCGCTCAATGAGCAGGCCAACGAAGTAAAGTCGTTCGAAGCTATCAAGGCCAAGAACGCACAACGCCAGACGGAAGTAAAGACAGCAGTAAACAAGCTGCCAAAGTCTAACGACATCAAGGTCGGCGAATCATCAGCAAAGGCAAATATGCCAGACGCTGAATACAAAGCATATGTAACAGGCTTGTTTGTAGGTGGTCTTTCTAACGAGACAGCACGAAAGAAGTACACAGAAGTTACTGGCCTTGATTACAAGACACACACACAAGGTAACGACGCCACAGGCGGTATCTTCGTTCCAACGGAGACATCAAGCCTCATCGTTAACCTCAAGGACACATACGGTTCTTTCCGTCGCAACACACGTGTTGAGCCTATGGGCTCCGAGTCCATCCGCATCTTCCGCACAGGCGATGACGTGACGGCATACTGGGGATCAGAGACAGGCACGCTGTCATCATCTGATATGACATTCGACGCTGTAACGTTGAACGCAAAGAAGATGTATGCCCTCGCTGTTCTCTCTGAAGAACTTGTAATGAACAGCACACAAAACCTCGGTCTCCGCTTTGCTGAATCGGTAGCACGCCAGTTCGCAAAGAAGGAAGACGAAGCTGGTTTCTTGGGTGACGGCACGTCTACATACGGCGGTGTTCTTGGTCTTGCTGGTAAGCTCCGCAAGGTTCTCGAGGATGGTGGCGGAACATGGACGAACGACACGCACAAGGGATACCTTGGTTCAGCACAGGTATGTGCTGGCAACACCTTCGCAGAGGTAACCATGGGCAACCTGATTGCTGGTATGCGAAAGGTTCCAACATACGCACTCACGGGTGCCAAGTGGTACTTCAACAAGGTAGCTTTCGGTGAGACAGCAGAGCGCCTCGCATACGCACAGGGCGGTTCAACAGCTGCAGAACTTGCTGGCTCATTCGGTCAGCGCCTCTTCGGTTATCCTGTCGAGTTCGTCGACGTGATGCCATCAGCAGATGCGAACAGCCAGGTGTTTGCTTACTTCGGTAACCTCACACAGGCTGCAACTCTGGGTGATCGCATGGCAACATCGATCAAGCAAGATGCAAGCAAGGGCTTCGACACAGATACAATCTATGTTAAGGCTACTCAGTACCTCGACATCAAGGTACACGAAATGGGCAACTACAATGCTACAGCAGCATCACGTACAACAGGCCCTGTTGTTGGTTTCGTAACTATTAACTCATAAGGTGACAACATGAACGCACTACAAAATGTGAAGGTTGTCAACGTTACGCCACCAGCTGCAATCGTTGACAATGCATCATTTACAACTAACACGATCGACACAGCTGGCTTTGGTAAGCTCGCAGTGTATTTCAGCCTCGGTGCAACAGACATCGCGATGGCAGCCCTCAAACTCCAGGAGTCAGACGACTCTGGCATGAGTGGAGCTGCTGACATCACGGGCTGTGTATACGGCGCAACGGGTGCACCTGCACTGCCAACGGCTAACGATGACAACAAGGTCTTCGGGTTCTTCGTAAACCTCGCAGGCCGTGATCGTTATATCGACGTTGTCGCTACAGCTGGCGATGGCTCAGCAGGTACTTTCGGATCTTGCATCGCTGTTCTCTACAACGGCGAAGGCATCAACGATGCTACCGAGCGTGGCCTCGCTGCGAACATCATCAAGGACTAATCTGTTCTGACGACTGGGCCTACGGGCCCAGTGGTGAGCACAGCAAAGGCATACAATGATTATCCTATCGTCATCTGGCGCACGTGTTGATTTGGAGCTACGACAAGGGGCAGCCTTTGCACGTACCTTCACACATAAGACGAACGGG